AGCCTAGTGTAAACCCTCGTCTGCTGACCTGGTGGGCAGCTACCCTACCTGCCTCCCATCACTACCCTCACCATGCCCAGCATCACGGCGCCCGCTGATTTTAAATCACTGGGCCACCTCACTACCCCGCTGGCCACGGCCATCTTGTCACCAGCGCTGGCCATGTTGCCACTAGCTCCGGCCATCATGCCACCACGCCAGGGCCGTGTTGCCATCGGCCACTATATATAATGAGGCGGCCGAGGGCATCAGGATCGGCAACACTATATTAAATCAGCATAGAAAACAACGTGGCCGCCGATCCCCCCGGAAAAAATTCCGCCAAAAATACGGCCCAAAATTATCTGACGCCATGCTCCGAAAACTACCCATTTTTTTGTCATTTTAAACCCTTGAAAACAGGCCTTTTCTGCATTTTTTTTGGCTATCCACGGGCGCTTTTCCTTGAATCATACAATAACTTGTGATATGATATGAATTAGAAAACGTACCGAGCAGCTACACTAACGCGGGAGGTCATAACCAAGCCTCCCGCTCCTCCCCAAGAAGATTGATAGGCAACGGATTGAACATAACAAGGAGACTAACATGACAAGGAAATATGACCACTACACCTTCTCAGACCTGGTAAGTAACGCCTGGGAAGTGAACGGCCAAGCAATCACCAGCATCAATGGCCATCTTTACATCATCACGGCCATCAATCTTGCAGCTAAGCGTGCGGCCCTTCGGCCTGCTGATGATAGCCAAGCGGCCTATGAAGATGCCGCCGGAATCTACACCCCTAACCTCTATTTACTACCCTTAGCATAATTAAACAGAAAACAAGGGGGCATATATGAAAACTAGAAAACAAAAGAAGCAGGAACTAACCGAGGGCTTTAAATACGCCGCCCTTGAAAAGATCTGGCATGAATATCTCATGGCCGAACATAATGGCGATGAGACGGCGGCGATTGAAAAGCTTCTTGACCTCACCGATGCCTACAATGAGGCCGATGATAAGCAGCTCCCGATGCCAGATGAAGAGGTTGATTGGGACGCTCCATCCTACACCGATGGCGGCCATGAAATCGCCTGGCGATGCGTCCGAGTATGCTCTGGTGTAGTGGACGTGTGCTGTGAAATTGACGGTGAAAACGTCTGGGCATACTGGGAGCCCTTTACTCATGAAGACGGTACCTCATCAGCGAGTTGGGTGCTTTGCTAATAACCACTAATAAAACGAGGAGACTATATGAACAGAAAACAAGAAAACCAAAATAAACGCCCGCCCACTGTATGGGACGAATTAAAACACCTAGACGGTAAGCTATTATCTGGCACTGTTCAATGGGTAGATAAAGACGGCCGAGGAGAAGGCGTTATTAAATCTAAACACGGTAACTTCTATTTCCACTACACGGCCTGCCCAGCTTATCCCGGCCAACACTACACCTATGCTGACGATGACGTGGTGAGAAGTACAATTCAAGAACTAACAAAAGGCCAAAAGGTCAAGTTTAAACTTTACATCAATACCTACTCAGCACAAGTACGCCGCCTCTATTTTAAAGCGTCCGCATAATAATAAACAAAACAAGGAGACTAACTATGAAAACGAAAAACTTCTTACAAGACGACATCTGGTCAAGAAAACAATTCAAGAAAAACAGCAAGAATTATCGCGGCCGGATCATCGAAGTTGACGTGTCACATGGCACAATGACCGTAGAAAACGAAAAGGGCGATATATTCGAGGCATATTGGACGGGCTTCTTAGATGCTTGGGAAGGTGATTATGCCCTGTTTAAACGTGATGGTAACGGCCGTTGGGGCCACCCAGATACCCCCTACTGTTACTACAAGAAAAGTAAAGGCCCTGAAAACAAGGCTTCCGTCTGGGGTAATATGACCACCGAGCAGAAAAGAGAAGCTCGCAATCTTGCGTGGCTTGTCCATGATCTTTTCCTTGAAGCTCGCTTTGCAAGGTTAGATGGCCAAGAAGCTACTCATGATAGCGGCGTCTTACAGTACCAAGGCCATTGGTATAGTTACAGCTTAATACGTGAAGGCCGTTATCACAGCGTCACCTTTTCCCGCTATGGCAACAGCTATGAAGCAGAATACACCAATGGCCGTTTACACCATTGGGTCGCCACGGCGGCCGCTTAATAATAGGAGGTTATTATGAATACTAGAAAACCATTAAAACCGGATCAATACTTCACGTCTGAAAACTATGAACAGTATTTAGACCGCTGCGATTATTATGGCCATGGTAACTTCGATCTTAAACATCATGCGCCCTACAATTCGATCGAAGCTTACTTCTATGAGATGGCCAAGGAAGTATTAAAAGACTTCTATCGTTACTATGGGGATTATGAAGCTAACCTGCTCTTGGCCAACGGCGGTGGCCACGGCATTAAACACATGCCTGCCAACGATGATTGGACGTTTAAATCAGGCCTCGGGACGCTTCATTATGGCCGCTGGCACTATATCGAGTTTAATGATGGAGATGCTTACCTTTACCCCGTTTTAGAAAATGAAGATCGATCTTGGGAGGTACACCCTAGCGATCCTGAAAATGAAAACAACTAAACAAGGAGACTATCATGGCAACTAAACGAGTTAAGAAAAGCAAAGTAAAGAAAACCACCCAACCGGCCGATCCGTTTTCTGCGCTGGCCGCGATGTTCACTTCTGATGAGCTTATTAATTGGAACGTAGTGGATAATGAAGTTGATAAAGCAATGAACGGCCAAGAATCACGCATTTTATCAATCTTAAGTAAAGTGAAAAGGCCATAACAAGGAGACAACCATGGCACAAGGCAGCAGGAAAAGAAAACAACCTAACAACCAAGCTACCCAAGAAGGTAACAATAGTACCAAAGATAGCTTAGCTATGGATCTAATGATGGGGTTATGGCATATCGTCTGGAACGTCCTCGTCTTTGCAACTTGGATCATCGTGGCCACCTTCACTGTCTTAGCTAAGAACTGTTTAAAAGGCTACAAATAAAACAAGGAGACTATATATGGATAAACAATCCTGGATTGATTATGCCACCCCTAGGGTAAAGGCCTTCTTAAGTTATGCCCTTAAGAAGTACGGCCGCAAGGAGCTATTTAAACATGTATGGGACACCAATTTCTGTTGCAAAGATGCTCGGCCTTTTATTATTTCCGTATCAAGATACAACAAGAAGCTTAAATTAAAATTTTATGACAATATCGTGGCATCATTTAAAGACGGTAAGAATGAGATTCTTACGCACTTTTGGCTTGATAATAGGGGAGAACTCTGGCCCTCCCCGAGTGAATTTACTAAATGCTCCTTTACAAAATTAAAAGCAGAAGGCTCCTTATCTAAGGATGAGTACACTTTTCTAGCTGGTAAACGTCGCTACCGTGAAAAGTACCATGAACTAAACGACGATGTTCAAGTAACTAATTTAAAGACGGGACGTATTATCTTCTATGGCAGCATCTATATTTTAGCTAATGACCAGCGCCTTCTTAAAGATGTAACGCAAGAAGATTATGACGTTCAATGGGCCGATAAGGGCCGTCAAGATGATCCTTGGGACAAATTAAACTAAACAGGAGGGTTTATGTACTTACTACTTGGCTTCCTTAAACCCCGCCTCGCTGGTATTAATAAAGCAGGCCAGCCCGCAATCTTTATGCCGTACAATGCGTGGCGCTTTGCCTCCCCTAAAACGGCCGGCCAGCATAGGGCCTGCTTAATAGAAGCTGTAAACTACTATTTTAAGCACCTCGCAAGCGACTTTAAGAAGGTGCATAGGGAGCTAGTGGACGAGGCCAACCGCCTATCTATCATCCCTGTAACACCAGAATTTGTCCAGGCCATGCAGGAAGATCCCGAACTCTACGATCAGCTATTCCAGTCGATAAGCGCCTCTTCCAATACGTTAACTATAGGGCCTTATAAATATCGACGCCGGTGTAAGATTTGTAAGAAATACTTTTTCGCTAAGCACCCCTCTGCTGTTGTCTGTGAACGTCCAGAATGCCGGCGTGAACGTGTAAACGCCGCTAATCGCCGAGCTTATCACCGCCGAAAACAACGAGAAAAGGCACTAGAGCGCTTCGAGCCAGAGAATGTAAAGGCCGAACATATGGCCAAACGATCAGAAGAGTGACCCCCCCCGGGGGGTTATTTTTCCCCAAAAATTTTTGAAAATTTCCTATCACTTTAGCTATTCGATGTAAGCATCACTGCAAGAACAGTACACGGCTTTATGAATATCAAAGGCAATCTTCTCACCCTGATTGAACTCGAACTTTAAACTTATCGTATCAAGATCCTTGAAGTCCCCGTCCCTGCAACATAAGATTCCGCAATAGTATTTCTTAAATGATCAATCTTCTCTTCTCTAGTTTCCATCGCTACCTCAGGATAATTTAAAATCTTTTAAATACACTTCATCAAAAGGACTACCAACCCTTAGCTTAAACGGCAACCCAATCCAATAGGTAAACCGCAGATATAGCTTCCAATAGTCTTGGCCGTTATAATAAAACTTTGCTTCAATGATCATCTGCTTATTGCCAATGGTGAATGTTGCATTTCCCTTGTAAAGATCTTTTTCAATGATTGGTTGAGTGAACGTCACTATCTTTTTTGAATAGATAGTATCCGTTAGTTCATACTTCCCAACTCCATCTGTTAAGGCGTCGTATAACAAAGACGAAATGGCCTTAAATTCCCACAGAAATTCTCGATAATCTTTTACCGCGTTGTAGTAGTGAATTAGTTCCTGGGCTACGCGATAAGCGCAAAATAAAACAATCAGAACAATAATCACCGTTATCATATTAATTATCTCCGAAGTTAGCGCAACAGATAACCCTTATCTTCAAGTAGTGCTAGTATCTCCTCCTCTTTAAGTAGTGGTAGTATATCTGCCTCTTCAAGTAATGCTAGTATATCTGCGCAACTAGTTATAATCATCCTGTTTTCCTTTTGGTGAGGTCGTTAGTAGCTATGGCATAGAGGGTAGCTACCCACCCCTAAAAACCTCTTTAAAAGAATTTTAGAGGCCTTTAAAACGATCTTGATCATTTCACTTGGTTTACTCATCCTTCACACCAAACTTTTTTTGGAATTCGGCCATCAATTGATCCGCATGATTCAATACTATTTGTCGAGTCTGAATAATTTTAGGGATTATTATTTCACCACGAATACCGGAAGCTAGTTTATCTTCGTTCCAATTCTTAGCGGCCATAGCAATTGCTTTAGCGGCCTCTTTGTTTCCATTCCCTCCATCGAAAATATCAAAGGCCGCCTTGTCCATCTCTTCATCCGAACCTTCTCCACACGGCACTGCTTCTGCAATCCGAACACACTTCCGACATTTCACTTGCAAGAACTGTCTGATCTTCCCGTCTTCTTTGGCCATCGTGAAATTGTAGTCCGCAGAAGAGTTACAGGTGGGACATTTTTTTAGTAGATCATACTCGTAGGTGGCATCTTGTTTCGACTTGGTAGAAGCATCAATTCCTTCTCGTATTTCTTGGGTATGCTTCGCCGTTAGCTTTATCATAGAAGCTACAGTATCTCTCAATGCGGCCTTGGCGACTGCTTTTTCAATATCCTCGTCTTCAATGTAAATGCCTTTATCCCATAGTTCCTTCGCTTGCTTGAGAACATCAATGACGCCTGGTTTAGTGGGATCTTCCATGTCTTTGTAGAGTTGCTTAGTTACTTCAACTCCTTCGGTTATCTGGTGACAATCAGTACAGGCAGCATGGACAAAAAACTTTTCCGCCTTCCGATCGTATCCTCCACAATACTTAACATCTCCTCCGCAACGCGGGCATGGATCAGGCCAAAGTGTTTTTAGTAGTTGAGTTTCGTCGATCATCTGTCATCTCCCTTTTCATGTTTTTAGGTGGTTTAAATGTTAGGTTCTTAAAGAACTTGTCTTTAGCTATTAACTCTTCCAAGTTCGCGGACGTTTCGTTCTCTACCGAACGAGCGACTTGATTAGCGTCTGTGAACTGCTCTAAATATTTTTTGATAAAGCTCTGGGTTTCTAACGGTAGAGTTTCAAATTCGATTGCTTCACCCTTGATTGATTTCCAAACTTCGCAGAAATTTTCTAACTTGCTTTTTCCTTTCTTTTTTTCTTTTTTCTTTTTTTCTTTTTCTAATTCTAATTCTGCATGGTCACAAAATTTGTTTACATGCGAAGCATCACATGCGGCGTGCATATTTTGACGCTGCTGCTCCCAACGCGAGGTGGCAAGGAATTTCGCTTGTTCCACGCGGGTTTTTACATCATCAAGCGCTTCGTCCATCCATGACGCAAATGCTCTGGAATAGGCCGAAATATTTTTGATTTCATCGAAGATTTCTGACGCACCTGCTCTGGGACAATTTTCACAAAAACGTCCCAGAGCGTCTGCGTCATAATTTACCCCATCTCCCTTAGCTACTGCGTCATGAAAAGTAAGGGCCTCAGCATCCCCTTTTTGCCGCTCTTCCGCCGCAAAATATAGCTCCAATATTTTAAGATAAAGCTTGTTTCTGGCCACCTTTGGCGTCAGTGCTACCCTTACTGCATCCTTCCAATGCCCACCAATCTTCTTACCTAACATGCCAAAGTTAATGTGGAAGTATCTTTGAATAGATACGATTATGCGCTCACTCTTTATCTTGCTTAGGAAGTAAAAGTATTTCGCCCACCATATACGTGACCAGTCGGGCACTACTACTTTACCTTCCTTGTCGGTATTGTTCGTATTCAAAAAGGCCACCTAATAGGATCAATGTGATGAGCTTCTGCTCCGTCGTTAATTTGCCAATGACCTTATAGGCCTTATTTGTGTCGGCCTCACTAGGCCGAAAATGGCCCTTCTCGAATACATAGCGGCCTAGTTCCTTTGGGCCCATTCCTGCAAACGTTACCGATTCCATATGTCCTCCACGAGGCCCCTATATACCGCTTTATATTAATATTCAATAGAAATACTAATATACTTTAATATCATCTTAACCGCCCCCTCCTTGCATCTCAGCAAATTTAAGATACATTGCATGTAAATTTTGTTATGTGTTATCGCTAAAAAAACACATAGCAGGAGGCATTATGGCGCTGCGTGAAATTAAGAAAAAATGCATATTTGAATTGCCTGAGGATGACTTCGACAGCATGCGTATCCTCGCTGATAAAGAAGCAGAGGGTAACTTATCGCGACTGCTACGAAGCATCATTAAGCAATACATCCGAGAACACTCTAAACTTTTAGAAAAACTATTAAGCAAATAATGGGCCGCCCTAAATTTTTCACAAACGATTCCCTTGCCATCAATTTTAAAATTGAGCGGGAGTACGCTAACCAACTCATCCAGATGGCCAAGGATCGCGGCGAAAAAGTGTCCTTTATTGTGCGTTCAATCATTAAGAGTTACCTCGATTCAACCTCCGGTAAAAAAGACCTCTCTTCCAAAAAGTAGCGATCTTTTCTCTTGCTTTTCAATTCCTGTAAGCATATTCCATATTCGTTTCTTAAATTTTTTTATTAATATTTAAAAGATAAAAAAACCAATTGTGAATTATTTACAGGGGTGAATGTGAGCATTAATAAAGCAATCATTGTTGGCCATGTCGGCAAAGCACCAGAATTAAAGCATGGCAAAACCGGAGCAGCGTTCTGCTCCTTCACGGTAGCGACGCAAGACAACACTTCTAAAGATAAAGAAGCTAAGGTCGATTGGCACAATGTTGTCGCGTTCGGCAAAACTGCAGAGGCCTGCGCCAAATACATCGGTAAAGGCCATCTCGTATATATTGAAGGCCGCATCTCTTACAAGTCATGGGAAAAAGACGGTAAGAAGTTTTTCGGCACCGACATCCTCGCTTCCCATGTAGAATTCTTAGAAAAGAAGCCCCTCGATTCGGCGATTGATACAGTCGCCCAGGCCATGGAACGTGTACAGTACACGCCGCCTCCGGCCCCACAACCTACGTTAGCAGACATAACAACCGAAGATATACCGTTTTAGTTTCTCTCCCCGGTGGCCTTAGGGTTTTGGTGGAGATCCTAGGGCCACCCCCTTAAAGGGTAAAAATATGGATGTAAATGAGTTCATTAATAGGTTCTTAGGTGGTTCCAAGCTTACTAACGAAGAGATTGGAGAAGTGATCGGCTTTTATATCACTGCTAAAAATCGCTCCGAAGATGATGCCATTGAGATCCTCAACTATGCCTTATTTTTTGTCTTGAAATACTTTAAAGGCGATGAAGCGCTAAAAGATAAACGCGATAAGTTTTTAAAGTTCTTTAAAGATAGCCTTAAAGAAGCAGAAAAGAAAAACTACGTTCCTGACGATGTGGAGTTCTAAGATGGGCGCTAACTATTGGCTGAATAAAGATGAAGTTGATGAAATCGGCGCGGCCATCACGGTCTTTAAAGAACGTATTAAAGGCCTTGATGATGTCATGTCTCAAAAATTTAAAGACTATGAAGGGCTTAGCGATAACGATGCCCTTGATGTTCTAACGACAGGGTTGGCATCTCTAGCAAAGGCCTACGGCATCACCGAATTAAAGACGATGGAGATCCTCAACATCGCGATGATCAAAGTTATTCAATACTATAAGTGGATCAATAGCCCTGACTATCTGAAGCAGCAAGAGAAATGGCCGAGGTATTAATATGGGGGAGAATATGAATGTTTTGGCACTAGCTCAGCAAGAACTGCACGTTCCCAAAAACCAAAAGAATAATTTCGGCGGCTTCAGCTACCGTTCATGTGAAGACATCTTAGAAGCATTCAAGCCGATTCAGAAAAAATACGGCTGCTATATCTTATTAAGCGATGAAATCGTGTTAGTTGGTGAACGCTATTATGTCAAGGCCACCGGCAAATTTTTTAGTAAAGAAGGTAGCCTCCTCGGTGAAGCGGTGGGCATGGCCAGAGAACCGTTATCTAAAAAGGGTTCCGATGAATCTCAGATAACAGGCAGCACGAGCAGCTATGCCCGCAAAATTTGTCTTTGCGGACTTCTCAGCATTGATGACAATCGCGATCCTGATTCTATGTCTCCGGCCCCTGAACCCCCACCCGCGCCTAAAGCAGCGCCGGTGAGAAGGCCAGAGAACCCTAATAAAGAAAAAGAAAAAGTTAATGGTTTAGTGTGCGCTAACCTAATCGCGGCCGAAGCAATCGAAGACCTCGAATTAAAAAAGAAAATCGTGGCGACCATTAACGATACAAAGTTTTTCTCCGCTCAAGGACAAGAACAATTAGGGAAAAGAATTAATGAAATTTTAGATAAAGCGAAAAAATAATTTTAAAGGCCAGGATAAAACAAAGGAAAAACCCAACGCAGCGATGTTTCATAAAATTTACGCACAACTAAATGAACCATGTTAGTTGAGAGAAGAAATGCTGAAAATGCACAAGATGACGACGCAAATAACTTAAATCATCCTGGCCCAGGGCGTGCAGATAAAAGGCCTACCAGTAACTCTATCTGTACGCCCTTTTTTCATAAGAACTTCTAAAGCAAGGAGCATATATGAAGTATTTTTCTAACACTGTGAAGCGAAAAGTTCTAAAGGCATTAGATAATGGCATGTCGGTTATCCAAGCAAAACAAAAATTTGGTATCTCGACGTTTACTATCTATAAGTGGCGCAAAGAGCAGCAAGAAAACGTCCAGACAAATGAGCCGAATGTGACCATTAATGGTGTCGATGCTGATAAATTTCTTAAAGTTCAAGTGACGCCCTTAGAAGATGCACTACGGGCCACCATTAAACAAAAAGACCAAAAATTAGATGAACAGGAAAAGCAATTAGCGGTGATGCGCTCAATTATTATCGACCAGGCCTGCCAGCTACATAGTTTAAAAACCAATGCCTAATATCAAAGTACCAGAAAAAATAATTCAGAAACAAATCTTACAGTTTCTAACTGCACATAAGATATTCGTCTTCAGAATTAATACCACCGGCGTCTTTGATCCTGTAAGACAAGTTTTCCGTCCCTTAAGTGGGTTTTCCCTGAAGGGAGTAGCTGACATCCTCGGGCTGCTCCCTAATGGGAAATTCATTGCCATCGAAGTAAAGACTGCGACCGGCCGTCAGTCAATGGAACAGAAGATGTTTGAACAGGCCGTGCTAAAAAATAATGGCATCTATATCCTCGCTCGCGATGTTGACGATGTTAGATGCTTAGTCCGTGAGGCAAAGTGTGCATAGACCATTAAATATTGAACTTGATCCTGAAAAGATCCGAGCCCAGCAGGATCGTTTAGAATATCTCGCTAATCGCAAGATTATAGATATTAACTGCGATTATCTCCAAGATGATAATTTCGGGAAGCATTCCTGCACAGAGTGCTTGCATTGGGATAACTTGAGGCAACGATGCTCTAAATGTAAGGTGTCCAATGAGAAAAAATGAGCAGGCCGAATTAGCGGCATTAGAAAAGATTGTTATTGAACGCGATAAGATCAAACCAGCGCTTAATGAAAAGAGTGATGACGGTCTGATACAGCTAAAGACGGCCGCGCATAAGTTCACCGATATTCTTATCGACTATATCTCATCTATGCGCTCTGCTAATACTAATAAAATGCTGATTGAAGACTATGAGATCTTAAACCCCACCGCCTTAGGTGAACGTCTTGGCATTTCTAAGAATACCTTAACTACTTGGCGATGGAACGGCCGTGGGCCGAAATTCTTTAAAGAAGGGAAGAGCGTCTTCTATCATGGAAGCGCGGTCAACGAATGGTTGAAAAACAAACCATATTTCACAAGGACAATTGAGGCCGTACATGGAAACCGAACCTAAGCCTATTGAAACCGGAAAAAAAATATCAGTTTATGAATTAGAAGCAGCGCTCGATCAAGAATACAATTATCTTTGCTATAATAGTAGGCCATCACAATTAATAGAAATTAATGCGGTAACGGAAACGCTAATTCACCTACTAGAGCTTACCGATAATAAGATTGATTCTCCTGATATAAAGCAGGCCGTTAAAAAGAGATTCAAAGAGCTTGTCGAACTGTATGGTGTAGATACTGCGGATAAAGCACTAGAGATACTGCCGGCCGAAATAAAAGCAACCCACCTAAAATATGAAGCATTTAGCATCATCATGTGCTTCTTTGCTAAGCATTATAAGATTCCAAACCCTTTTCAAATTATGCTCTATTTGGGTGGTAAGTATTTTATTAACATTATCTGCACACTCAATTGGCAAGTGAAGCGCAAAGTGCATGAGTCTGATTCTATTAGAACCCCCTGGTCGATCTACTTGACCATGGTCAGCGGCTCTGGTGGTATGAGAAATTATCCCGATGAATTTCATCAGGCCAGTAAAGTATGTGACCTCCTTTTAAATGAACAGTACGGAATGATTCATTCCGCCTTCCCCGCATTCCATTGGCTCGCTCAATATTTTGAAACGCTTCCGATTGAGCAGCATCGACAATTTCAAAAGCTAAAAGAACAAAAATTAAAGTGGGCATTAAAAAATGAATAAAATTGAAATTGAATATAGGGCCATTGGTGAGCTATGCCCTAATGAAAAGAATAGTCGCAAGCATAGCCCGCAGCAAATAGAACAGTTGATGGCCAGCATTCAGAAATTCGGATTCACCGTACCCATCGCGATTGATGATAAAGACGTGGTGATATGCGGCCATGGACGATTAGCGGCCGCTAAAAAATTAGGCATGGACGAAGTTCCTACTATCAAACTAGGCCACTTAACAGAAGAGCAGAAAAGAGCTTACCTCATCGCTGATAATAAGATCGCAGAAAACTCGAATTGGGATAATGACGAACTTAGAAAAGAGATAAAAGAATTAGAAACTTCTTTTGATTTTGGAGAACTTGGCTTTTTCCCCACCGAGATGGATAAGCTATTTCCGCCCATTGAAGAGGTTCTCGAAGAGACAACTGCCGAGCCAGAAAATAAGGAAGAGACACTATACGATCCCTCCAAGGCCCCTCCACTAGAAAAACTATATAATCGTGATGAATGCGAGAAACTTCAGGCCAAAATACGCAAAATGCCCATGAGTGAAGGCCTAAGAGAATTTTTATTAATGGCCGCAGAGCGAACTGTTAAGTACGACTTCTTTGCCTGCTGGGACTACTGCGAAACGCTAAACCAAAACCTTAAACCCCTTTTCAAGAAATGCGGCCTAATTGAATTTGAAACGTATGTCGAACGCCAGAAAAAAGAAGCTCAGCAAAGGATGCGAATCAAGAAGGCCGCTCGCCGAAAAAAAATTATCGAAAAGCGCTACGGTAAACAAGGCGGCGAAGGTTTTTGGAAAATTAAAGAATCAGAAATAGATTGACCATTAGTTTTTTTTAGATTATAGGGCGCCCTCTTTTTTAAAATCACTAACAATTATTAAAACCAGTAAAGCTATCGTTTCGATAGATAAGATAAGTCTAATTTCCGTTTTTTTTGTTACCTATTTGTTACCTTTTTTCCCCCCGAAAAGGGGGGTGTTTTTCTGCCGCAATGAAAAGGTATTGAAATAAAAGAGAAAAATTGGTGACCCATACAGGACTCGAACCTGTGACCTAATGATTAAGAGTCATTTTATATTAATTTATGTAGTTGTTTGATATAGAAAATGAACGGAAAAACAATAGGTTAGGTTCTGGCGATATGTGTAAAAATTTCCCTAATTTCGTTCATTTGTTACCTATGTGTTACCTTTTTTTATAATGGATCTCACGGTAAACAAGGAGACTAATCTTGAAAAACCGCGAGATCCAAAACTTGTCCGCTGGACAAATCATCTGGGACGAAAAGATCCGAGGGCTTTTCGTTCAAGCTAACTTGTCCGGGACGAAGACGTTTAAAATTATATATCGAAACCGCCAAAAGAAACAGCGCAAACTAAAAATTGGTTCATATGGAACGATGTCTTTGGATGCTGCTCGGCAAGTGGCCCAAGAACTATTGCTGCGTGTGGCCCGCGGAGAAGATCCGGTCGATACTTGGCGAGAAGAGGCCGAAGAGTTGACTATCAATCGGCTTATGCTCAAGGCCTTAAAAGAATATTGGAACACCCCACGCTACTTAAGATCAGGCCTATTTAAGAGTATCTTGCTTGCATTCAAAAAAAATTTTGGCCCTATCGGTGCGTATAAATTAAGTGAAATTAATGTGCGCAAGGTCGATAGTTGGCATAAGTCGATGGAAAAAACACCCATCCAGGCCAACCGATGCCTAGCATATTTAAGTACGGCCCTTAATTGGGCCATCAAGCAAGACTTCACCCAGATAAAAAACCCCTGTGGATCGGTAAAAAAGTTCCCTGCCAGGAAGCGGGCGCGTTATGCTACCCCCGACGAGATAAAGAAGATTGCTGCGTACTTAGAAGCTAACTTCGAGCAGCAGCCACTAAGTACAGCTTACCTCTACCTCATATTAACTACCGGCACCAGGCCTTCTGCGATTCCCCGCTTAATGTGGAAAAATCTGGAAATTAAAACTAATGCTGAGGGACAAGAAATCGGTTTAATTAAATTCTTTGGGAAGACTACTGCTAAAACGGGTGAAGCGGAGACATTGATTCTCCCACCAAAAACCCTGTCGATGATAATGAAGCTCCCAAAAACCGGGGAGTATATCGTACCAATGAATAGATCAAAGCGTCTCTGGGCGCGTATCCAAAAAGAATTTGGGCTGCAAGATTTGTGGGCACGTGACTTGCGTAGGACTTATGCAACAGTAGGACTCAGTGGAGGCGTGCCATTATCAAAGATCGGCGAGCTTTTAAATCACCGATGTTGGGAAACGACAAAGACTTATGCCAAGCTGATGGATGAGCAGCGCATCGCTTCCGCCATGGCCGTGGCAAAGAACTTAGATGAAATCATTGGCCATTAATAATCTTCACCAAGATTTTCCCCTAGCTAATCCTTAATTTGTACCCATGCATTTTGAAATTTAAAAGTATCAATGGCCTGTTCATCGAAAACAATTTTTCGAGTTTTCTCGAATTTAAATATGATCGTTAGAAATCCGCCGCTATAAATACAATTAGTAAGTATCAGCGTTTTAAACGATACTTCACCATAACCATATTGGACATCGGCGCCTTTAATATTCCCTATCGGGCCTAATTCCATATGATGATAACCGGCGCCACAAACATCGTCTGGGCCAGTGTAAAAAACTTCATACGCAAGCTCTTCTGAATCTTTAAATTTATTTCTAAAAGCAATAAATAACTTTTGTAAGTCAGGATACCGTTTGACAGCATTAATATATTCCTGAACCATGTTTTTTTCACGATAAAGGGCCTGCTCTGTCTTTTGAAGCTTATCCTGCAATTCGTGAAGCTCTTTTTCAAGTATGTTGATTCTTTGCTGTCTGTATTCCATGTTTTTCCCTTAGCTCGGCAATCTTTTGATAATATAAATCAGGATATTCCTTACCAGGGTTTCCGACTACAGTGAAATGGATATATTCTTTTTCTTTTTTCTTAAAAAGATTTTTGATGGCCTCACTCAAACCAAGCGCAAAAGCAAAAGCGAATGTTGGGAAAAACCAAAGCGCAATTTCCTTAAGGCCATCAAGTATATTCTGCATAAGAACCTCCCCCCTATTTTTACCATCCAAAGAAAAGGCCGTCATTTGACGGCCTAATCTTTTCTCAGGTTGGTTTGGCAAATTCAAATCTTAGTAGGTTGGTGGTACCCCGAGAAACTTAAATATTAATTTTCTTGCATTGTGCTATTAACAAGTCTTCTAGCTTGTCTTCGGCCACACCGCCAGTGCATTCCCAAGACGAGGGGATCGCCTTCTCAATGGCAAGATCAAGCAGTGGCTTTACCATCATTTGGCATAGATGAGATAAAGCCCCGTCCCCCGCCAGTTCGACCTGCGCTTTTTGTTCTTTACAGAACCCGATTTTAGAGAACATTTTTTTAAGGTCACTTTTAATAGCATCTTCACCGGAACAGCCAACACCAAGGACTAAAGCTTCCGTGGCAGCATTCACTGCTTTGTCGGCAAGCGCACAGCGCTTCGTCTTGTCGCAAGAACTAAGGGATAAAAGCAGGATAACAATGGGGATAAGTTTCAAAAATAATTTCATGTTTTCTCCTTTTTTAGTCGAGGATCTTAAATTTGCTAATTTCTTTATGACACTTTGTTTTTTTACACGTGTTAATTATCCAAACTGCTAATTCTTTATACGAGTCGTGTGGCACGATAATCGCTGTATCTAAAATTTGTTCCCACGATTTTGGAAACTCTTCATTAGCGTTGCCAATGAAATAGTCATTGCCGCTAATAATATGCACACAATAACCGCAATTATCACGTCCAACCTCTTCGCATAGTGGTGAATTATGAAGGGCGACACAGACGGGAATATCGGGAGGCGCTGAAGCGCAACTAGCAAGAGTAAAAAGTAAAATCGCTTTTAAAATTTTCAATTCGACAGCCTCACAAAATTTTTGAATGCCTGAATCTTCTCTTCATCCGTGCCGTTTTCCATCGCACTTACATATTGCTTGCATTGTTCTTTCTTACGATGAGCGGTGTTAAGAAAGAAAGCTTGGAGTTCTCCCCAATCCGCTAATTTATTCAAAATGAAATTAATAAACGGCTTGCCAAAGATCCGAAGACACCAAGATCCGACTGCGCCTATACCAGGAATAGCGAGTAGCTCCAACATGATCGCTTCTCTGGCAGCGATCACAAAAGCTTTCTTGATCGTCTCTACTTCAGACGTTATGTCTTTAGTGCCGTCTGGGTTAGCTTCACTCATCTTTCTTTTCTTCCTTATCGTCTTTCTTCAGCAACGCAGCTTGAGCGAGTGAAATAATTGTCTTGTAGATCGAACTTAACCCTGGAATTGATTTCACCCCATCGAGTAAGTCGTGCAGAATTGCTGCTCCTGCGCCTGCCGTCAACCAAGCAAAGATATTGGCGGCGGAAAACTTGTCCTCAGCTTTTAATTGAATCAACCCAGCAACGAGGGCGAGAAGCAAAGGAACGTAGGTTTTAAAGTTGCCAAGTTTTTCCCAGAGGGGCGAAAAGTAGGAACATTTAAAACTAGCAATGACAAGCATGATCGCACCGGCGGCAATCGCCCAAGCGGACAATCCTCCGCAAGATTGAATAAACGTCCCTACATCAGAAAGGAATTGAGGGAGAGTTTGCATATATACTCCTTAGTTATGTTGCTGCTTTGTATCCGCACGCGATCCAAAAATGGGAACTGCACAAATTGATTTTAAATCCCGTTGTCGAAACTTCTGCAACTGAACCAGCGAGGTCAGTGATCGCAGCGATTGTGATAGATGTTCCCAAGTTCGAGAAGACGCTTGGATCAGTGTTGACTGTGCCTGTGACAACGGGCGTGGAAGCGTAGGCGTAAGGAAAAGTAATTGCAGCAGAGCCGTAACTGCCAGTGTACGCCGTGATTCCCGCTTGGACTAACCATCCATCCGCGTAGATGCGGTACCAAATCCCATTAGATGTTCCCGCGGAAATAACAGGAATCGCAGCGTTCGCGCCAAAAATTCCTTCACCAAAACTCGTTAGAACATTCTGCCCATCGGTATCCGTTTTATTATTTAGAGCTTCCGTTATCGCCCCCACATCAATATCTGGTTCTTGTGCCATATCATCTCCTTACTTTAAATTTTTCTCAATCGTCTGCAATCGCACTTCATGAACTGCAATGTTGTTCTCTATCTCTGGAATCTTCTTAAAGATCTGATCCATGCGCTTTAGTTCCAATTCCAATTGTCTAATCGCTGCTGTGTTTTCTGCTACTGTCTTCACTAGCTCTTGAATCACTGAACTCAATCTCACGTTTCGATCGCTTGTTACTTTGTACGCAAATTTAGCAACGGAAAGCCCGCCGAAAATTATTAAGCACAACAATATCGTGCCAGTGAGGTCGGCGGGAAAAGATTTAGCTATGGAATTAAGTAGTGTTTCCATTTGTTATGCCTGCGGTTCACTGCCTTTGGCGTAAACGAATTGAATATTGTCCGCAATACCGTTGGAATAAAAAATAACTGCCTTTTGCCCTTTCGCCATCGGCAGCGTAAAACCAGCATAATAACTTCCGGCGGGGGCAACCATCGATTGTCCGAAAAGAAATGTGTATCCATCTGAGGCATAAAGGTATCCAACAATATTTGCCGGATAGGAATTATCAGAGTGTCTAGTTGCGGTATAGTATCCATCAGCAGGAGCGGTATACCAAAATCCGCTCGCACCCCAGGTTAACGGAATAACGGTTTCACTAGGCATTGCATTATGTGCAATCAGCGTAGTCCCGTCATGATTAACATTCCCTAAATCAGTGTCCGCTTTCTGCTGAAAATCTTCCGCATTAATTCCCGCGGTTTGTTCAATCGCGGATTGTTCAAAATTCCCAACATAAAAGTAGAGATAAGCTTTGGTTGCTTTTTCTTGAACGTGAGCGTCGTCTTGATAGATCGAAGATGATTTTGAAGCGTCAAACGACAAGACGTGTCCAGTTCCGCCAGATGAGCCAGCTTGCACGATATTGCTTGCATTAAATGTGTCGGTCAATGCGCCGTTGTAGCCGGATGTTTCGACAGTATAGGCCATGAAATGATTAGTGTTATCACTCTTGATATTCGGCAAGCTTTCATCGACAAAATCACCAACATCATCGTTGCTCGTCCCTTTGAAATTCCAGTTCGATCTCGGCAATTTGAATCGCGTATTGGTGTCGTCAAAAATGTAGTACCACGCCACTCCTGTTGCAGAATAGATTGATGCAACATTAGTCGCTTGGTCATCGAGGACTATTTTATGCCCGTCTTGCGCTCTAAAATAACTAATAGTTGTTCCACTAATCGTTTCACTCTGGCTTTCAACGATGCAACTTGTAAGCTGCTGCATTGCTGAGTTCTTGTAGAAATAAGTCTTTACGCCATCGGCAAGTGTCGTTGTTAGAGTGTAGACGCATTTTGTGTCTTCAGTTGTGCCGCTAATCCCCCAAGCATAATAGTCTGTAGAGCTGATTGTCTTATCTAAAGTAGAAATGCGAACATAAGTACCCGCATCAAAATCAGAGTGTGATACAGTGAGCGTTGAGCTTGCGTACCGAAATCCAACATCATTTTGAAGATGCTTGTAAGCTGCGAGGTAAACGCTCCCAGAACACCAAGAGAAATTGGCCTTCAACCATGAAACGTCATTTAATTCGTGGTCGGTGAATTGAAAAGTGAGAAGCGGCAAGCTTGCGCCTCCGCCTCCAGATTTAAATTCCGCCCATTTAGTATCGTCATCTAAGGCATTGCCGGTATTATCATCAATTAAAGAATAGTAAAGAAGCAAGGTCTCATCATCGGCATCAAAAGCAGAAACGATACTACCCTTATAGTACGTTTGCGTGGCGGAATACTCTGCAATACCTTGTTGGTATAAGTAACCAAGCTGACGAGAATAAAGATAATCCAAAGCGTTGCGGTCTTCCATTGCTGGCGATGCTTGTCCGATGACAGCGCTTTTCCATCCGCCCTGATATTCGGCCGTTTGAATTTGATCGGGATCAGTGGAGAACCCTGGGGAGCCAGCAGCGAGCGAGCCGAACTTAGCGATGGCATCGCCACTGGCCGTCGATGCGAAAATCTTTTGATCTTTTCGAGTGATTTTTGCCATATTAATTTCCCTTATACTAAAAATTCAGCATTGCTGTATTCGATCCAAGAAGTCTCTTCATCATAGTTTTCGTATGTATTAAACCCAACCACGGGATAGCTTTGCGTACTATATGTTTGGAACCCATAGACTTTTTTATAAGGTAAGTCGTACACCGCTTTAATTCCCACGCCGGTTGGGCGGGGTAACATATCTTGCTTAATAAGCACAGAAATTAAGGTGCTAGACTCGCCAAAGACGAAGTAGTCCATCGTCATATTAAGATTATCAAACACCCTAATTTGATCTTGGAAAAAGTCTATGAGAAGACTTTGAATATCCCAGAGGGATGAAGTCAAAGTCATTCTTGCGGCCTGCAGCTTAATAAAAGTTCTAAAGTCTGTGTCGTTTAGCGTGATCGGATCGCCATTTCTTAGGTACACGTTGCGACTCACGCCCAACCGCGACCCAAGAATGTCTAATTGTCTTCCCACGGCCGTATCTAAATCGAATGCATCTTCTAGCTGTGAGGGTAGCTGATCCATCAGCACTTGTCCGACTAACGCTTCAATCATCGAACGAGCTTTAGGCTTCCCACGATATTGGACGATCAAGAGGTCAGCATAATATTTTTTTAGTTCATCAGTAGAAGACATCGTTATGCCTCAACATTAATTGTGGTTTGACCGACGTTCCCAAGTCCGTCGATACAAATGATCTTGATATTGCTGGCGGCCGAAGCGCCGGTAAAAAGCCCATCGACCGACCAGAATCCATCAGAGTCTTCGTCAAAACCTGCGTATGCACTGTTATCTGATTTCAAAGCTAACCATTTATAGTTGCCATCGCCGCCAACCGCGGTGAACTGTTGCGTTTCACCAACGGCAATCGTTTGGGCCGTAGGAGATACAACTAAAGGTGAGAGAGAAATGCGATCACTTGTCAGTGATAATTGATATTGCAGACCGATGCTGCTGCTCTTTTTGAATGTGCTTTGTGGCGCGATCTTAAAAGCAAACACATCATTCGTATCAGAAATATTAGAATATGGAATGCTAATAGGCCCTAAAATATCGCTCACGTCGGCAAAAGAAATTGTTAAATCATTGCTGGCCCAAGTGACTGTCACATTGCTAAGTCCAGTAACGGCCTGAATCTTTGACGTAACATCTGCCTGGGAATCGCTAAATTCAATTTCTGCGGATAAATTCCCGTTGTATTTAATTTTGAACTTACTCGTGGAAGCAGGCGTGCCACTTCCCGAAATAAGAGTCTTGCATTCAAATTTCTGAACTTGTCCAAAGGTAAAGTCAGCGTCTTCAACGAAGGCATTGCTATCAATTTCCGTGATCGCCGAAATTAATTGGTTGGTAGAAATCGTTTCACCGACCGCCGGAATGTAGGTTTTCGGTAAGTTCGTCTTAATTAAAGTTAAGTTCGGAGCGTTGATCCCATCTAAACTTGAAACCGTGGCATAAGCAAAAACATATCGTGGAACCACCGTACTCCACTTAATGTCAATAGGCGTCCCATCTCTATTCGTCAAAGTATAGCTAATATTGCCATCCATGCCGCAGCCGCCGCTTCTTTTTTGCAGAATCGTCGTAGCTATATCTTTAGAAGTAGCAGAACCAGCGGTGATAACATGGATCGAATGCGGAGAAGTCCCGTTGGCATCAATCGTATTCGTGGTGTTTTCCAGAATACGCACACTGTTCATACCGTCGAGGTTCATAAGAGAAGCATATAAGGAATCAACGAAACCAACCGCGGCAAGCATAATGCTGCGCTTAGCACGCGATCTTAATTCCAGGTCGGTCTCTTCGTCCTCCCCGATCACCGTCGCTAACGATGGATTGTTTATACTACTTACCCCCAACACGATCGTTACCGGCGTTGTTATGGTGTTTGGAGTCGTTAGTTGATGCCCGATGGTTTCCGCTTGGAAGTTTAAAACAGCAGTATCCGCGCCTGAAAAATAGTGAGTGTTTTGTAAATTCCAGCGATTCCCGGCATTGTCTTGAATCGTGTACGGGTTCGCGGCATCCGTATCAAGGCCGATGAGGTTTAATGCTTGCGAAGTAGTGATAGTGATCGGAGTGACCGTTCGAGTACCACCCCGACGAGTGATCCCGATCAAAGCAACGGCGCGGTCAAGGTTGATCCCCGTGGCCGTATCGAGGGACAAAATGTCATATATTCTTTGCAGCATCTCCCGCAAATCGGTAAACGCCTGCGCAAGAATATTTAATAACTGTCCATCTGGCGAGTTCGATTCTAGGTTTATATCCTCGCCATAGATCGAACGCATGTTGTTTTCTAATTCGCTCAAGATAACATCATAGCTCTTGAGTTGAAGCCCATTGCCATCGAGTAAATCTACATTCGCCATATTTAATTCCTAAATGTTGTAAAAAATTTCCCCATCTAACCGGCCTAGCGACGTTTCAATCGTGTAAGCTAAATTTATATGTCGATCACTTGTTAGATTGAGGTCTAACTTGCTGATGCCAGTTACATCCGGCGTATTTAAAATTGTTTGGGCCACTTGTAGCTGAAGTTCCTCTTGCCGATTGCGTGAACCTAAATACCCTGGCCAATCGATCCCGGCGGTAAGGTCAAAGAAGCAATCGCCCAAGAAGCATAGAATCCTTGTTTTAAGATTTAGCGCGAGGGCGTTTAAGTTCGTGCGGTAGTTATTTTTACCCGCCCCAAAAGTCCAATCGTGTGTGTTATCTAAATTTCTAATAATCATCTCTATTCCAAAAGTGCCGATAGCTTCCCTGCAATCGAGCTTAATTCCGTTCCAACCGCTGCAATATCTGAAGCATTGCTTGGCGGCCCTGACATAGAGGTGGGAGGGCCGCCGCTCACGGCGGTGACTTTAATTTGAGAACATTGTTCGCTTAATGTTTTGATTTGCGTGATAAGATCTTGTAGAAGGCCGTTTAAAGTATCAATAGAATTGCTAACTAAAACTTTGGTTTCCGAAACACCAAGCTTGGCATTCCCCCAGGCCAATTGGGCATGATTTGTATCGTAGCTCCCAATTTTCTTTGCCAACGATCGGAGACCTACCAACACGATACCATCAGTAAAACTGTGCATCCGGCCAGTTTCGTTTTCCATCGTCTGGCCTGAAGCAAACCAATTGTCTATATCACGATCATTGAAAATGCACAGGCATTCGTCGCCAGGCGCAATCGGAAAAGTTAAGTTCGCTCCCCCACCGGATAAAATGATGGCCGGAGCGTCAACTAACACCGGGTAGTCTTCATAGTAAACTTCGCGAATCCCGCTTCCGTTATCCTTATATAGGGTTTTTTTGTAGTTGATGGTGGCCCTACAAGTCTGGTCAGTCGGATCAAACTCTTGAATCGTTCCGATATGATGACAATTAAGCGACAGGAAGAGTTCTTTTTTAAAGAACATCAGAAGGTCGGCAATGGTTAGATTATTAGTAACGATATTCACGCTTCTACCGCCTTTAACTTCGATATGCCTTTATATACACGGCATGAAGTCACTAGCTCGCCACACACAGCATCGCTAATTGTCCCACGATGGATAATTTGAACGAGCTTAAATGTGCCATTAAAGGCCGGATCAGTCGTTGAGCGAAGATTGATAATTTGATTTATTAACAACCTGGGCTCAAAAATCATGTCGAAGTCAATCAATGTATTAGATCGGATCGGAGTGCCTAAAAGTCCTGTGCTTGCATCAACCGTCTTAAATACGCCCTCAAGCCCTTCATCGTCGGCCAGCACATTCACAATGCCGTTATCAATGAACCAATTGCAGCCAAAATTTTCATTTAAAACGTCAGAAACTTTTCCATTTAGTGCATGATCCCGCTTTAATTCACGGTCTTCAGGCGCTAGTTGAGGGGAAATTTTGCCAAGCTTTACCCCTTCCAGCATATCTAAAACTTTTTCTGCGGCCGAACGATACTTTTCACCTTTAATAAATTCTGTACTTATCTTCGACGTCGAGAGGGCAAAGCCACCGTCGTAGCACTCTATAATTGTGATCCAATTGGTACCCACACGTTCTGAGTAGGCCCAGGAAATTGAGCCGCGGAAAATCATCGGAAGATCATTCAAATCCTTATGAATGCTTTTGTATCCGGCCTTTAAGGCCACTTCTTGTCGATGATTGATCGACGAGATGTCGAATCTAATTTGATCGCGTATGTGCCGGGGGAGATTATAGATTTTGAACTGTCCGACGTTCGCTGTGGGTAAAGCATTCCTGGTTATATCTATTTCGAGCGTGAACGGGTTCGAGATGGCAATATTTTCACCACCCTCAACCGAAATGCGCATGTCATAGATACGTCCAAATTTTTCCATCAGGTACCTGTAAAAAATGTTTTAATTCCGGCGCATTCATCGGCCGTTAAGATATAAAGTTTTGAAACACCGCTAGAGAAATCATCTAAAAACATCGGCCCTAGCTTATTTGAAGAGAAGCAGGCCATACCAAAAGGAAGCTTCGAGGAGTATTGGTAAAGAAAATTAATGCTATCAACGATCTTCAACCCATGAAACTCATAGTTTTGGTAAGTCATCTCTTCAATGAACCAGGTATATTGCTGCTCTTGAAATTTGATTTTCAGTCCTAATGGCTGTCCATCAGGAAGATAAACTTCATGTTCTTGATATGGATCGTTAGTTAAAGACGAGACTTCTAACATATTAGCTCCATGCCACCTTTGCAGAATCCCATAAGCTCGACGCATAATTTTTCACGCTATCTGTCCAAGAGGTCTTAGACTCAAGCGGAGTAGATGCGCCTAAATTCTTAGCATCTCCGGCCTGTGTTCCATTGCGTCCGGCCCGCAAATTGCTTTTGGTGTAGGCCTGAACAAAACGAACCTGCTTAAACACAACATCAAAAACAGAAACATTTTCTGTTTCAGGGCCTTGCGAAACTTTTAGTGATTGGATGAAACAGTTATCGTATTGCGCCCATGGCGTATTAACGAGAAATAGCGTTCGTTCCTTCCAATATGTATGAAACTGTTCATAGACAGTTTGCTGCTTAGTTTTTTTGGAGTTTGGATCATCTTTGCCGTTGATTTTGTCCCAGGCCGATCCAATAGCATCCTTTGCTTTTTTGGCAACGGATAGCGCTTGCTTAGTAGTATTTAAAATTTGAGTAGCACCAGCAGTGAGCTTCGGAAGATATTGACTTACTTGTGTTAGCTTCTCTTCGACGAGGTTATTTAATTCACCGAGCGCCCCTTCAATTTTTGTAGTTACTTCCCCGACATAGCTGGAAGTATTTATCGTGATGGGCTTTAAGGCACAGTGATCGGCGACGGCCTCGTTTGTTTCGACGTAGTGATCCGTTATATCCGACTCAAAAGTGACGCTATTCTCACCTTCAATCGTGAAGTAAAGCGTCTCGACCGGCAAAACACTCATCGGATCGACAATTGGAGTATAGCCATATTTCTGTTTTTTAGTTGCAGAAATCAAATTGGAAAAAGTTCCAACACCTGATTTGATCGCTGCAAGATTTGCTGAATTAAATGCCATTAGTTCCCCGCACTTTGATAACCAGTTTGCATTCCGGCAGAATCAACCTGCCGTTGGACAGCACTCATTCCTTTTCTCACCCCACGCTCAGAAGCTTTGCTAACTTGAGCAGGTGTAGAATCATCATTCTTAAATTCGTTAGTTTGATTGACGACGACGCTATAGTTTTTATCTATGCCTTTAGCAGAGCGACGATTGATGACCGGAGAAGCAGGCTCATCTAAGACTTGGGTTTTAGGCCGATAATAGATGGCCATTCTCGCAAGGTCGGCGTCACTTAAAACTTGATCTGATTTCGCCCGACCAGCATATTGCTTGGCGGCCCTCTTTAAGTTTAGTTTTTCATCCTCTTTTGTTTTTTCTCTAAAAGGGTTTCTGGCAAATGAATCCCAAAATTCGCCTATTTCCGATTTACTATCGTCTAACGCTACAGCTAATTGGAAAAACCGATCTAAAACAGTGTTTAGTAGTTCAAGAACTTTAATGGCGCCGGGGTTGAGAAGCACGGCCGCCCACTTCACCGCTAAAGTATCAAGGTTTACTAAAATTTGTTTCCAAGCTCCCTTTGTCTTTGCAAGATCGTTTGTCTCTTTATCACTAACAGTTAGGGCGCCCTTCATATTCTTTTGGGTAAGGCCGCCACTTAAGAGCATGGATATAAACTTGTCACTAAACCCAAATGACCCTAAAGTCGTTCTCTTATGCAAAAGATCCGATGCTTTATTATCAGATAACTTTTTTAGAGCGTATTCTTGAAGCTTGCCGATAACATAGAGCGTATCTTTGGTTTTATCTAAGTCAAAGCTAGTGACGCCAGCGAGTTCAATCAACCATTGCGGCCCTTTACCGCTAATAGCGAACTCGTCCATCTGTTTCTGTAAATTAGAAATAGTGCCCAGCGTCTCATCCATATCGACGCCGAACTTGGCGCCAGCATAGGCAAGCTTTTGAAAAGCAGTGACGCTAATGCCTGTTCGCTTGGATAGCATGGACATTTCCATGCCATACTCGCCGGCCTTCGTGGTCATCTTCCCTAAGGCCCAAAGAGAAACCCCAGCAGCGCCCATCATGGCGCCTCTTAACAAGTAAGCGGCCGTGATGTTGCCGCCTAATGTCCCCCGCAAAATAAGGCCTTGCTTATTTGCCTTCTTAAATCCTTCTCCTGACTCTTGAAGTCCTTTGGTCAATTCCTTTTTAGATTTGACCGATTTAGTTGAAATTTTTCCGAGCGCTTTTTGAAATCTATTAGCAGCGGCCGCGGCCTTATTAAGGCTTTGTTCCAGGAGCTTCATCTTAGTGATGAAATCATCTTCTCCTGTAAGCTTTATATCTGCTTTAAGTTCGCCAATCTTTACACTCATTTCTTATTCAACTCTAAAAATGTGCGTTCGTATTCACTCAGAAAATCTTCATAATTTAATGCCTGAATCACTTCCCGCGCTGTCATCTGCTGAACTTCAAAAAAATTTCCATATCCGGCCTTCACAAGTCGGAAGTAGATCGTCAGGCAGTCGTCGTCTCGTCGTCGGATAACTCGGGGGTATCTATCAATGCCTTTACCCAGTCCATCCCCCACTGTGACCAAAGGCCTTTCATAAAAGGGAAAACATTCTCCTTGATCACCTCACCAATAGTTGGGAGATAATCTTGGCGAGTGTTTTCCCCTTCAAAAGTGCTGTCGTCGATTTTCGCGCCAGCGTATAAACAACGCCTAAGGCACGGCCACAAAGCGGCCTCGATTTCTGGTGAGCTTGCGACTATACACAATACGTCCTTGTACAAGTCCAAGCGGTTTTCCACTTGGCCCAGCCTGTACGGAAGCATTTCCTTGGCAAAAGTCGCTAATAATTTTTTAGCATCAGCTAAAGGTGCCCCATTTACTGTGAGCGTGGCCCCAGACGGAAGTTTAAGTTCATGCCCCATTTCACACCAACCTTTTTAAAATTAACTAACCAATAGTCCTAACGACTTTGGAAAATTTAAATCGCCAAACCGATGAGCCCTGATCCGTGTCGCCTTCGACGTTGGAAGTGACATCGACGTGGCGTGCAAAAACGCCGCCACTCAACGTGTAACTGTCGGACACCGTGCCACCAGCACCGTCCCCGATTTTCTTAACAACAACACCCGTCATTAAAGTGAAGGTGACAAAGTTCGTTGACTGTTGAGCATAGAGGCCATTAAGAAATTTATCGTCGCTTGAGCCACGAACAATTCTGATTTCAAGGCCTGCTTGCGCTCCAGGAGCGTTGTAAGCAAAGATCGCATTGCCATCTTTACCTATTTGAACATTCGCTGCGTCGTTTTCAAAAGTAAGAGAACCCACCGCAGCGGTCGATAGATCTGCAAGTACGCGATCATTGATAATAATCGTGTCTTGTCCGACCAAAGATAGAGTTGCCATTATTTTATTCTCCTAAGTTAAGAGGGAAGACCAATTGCTTGATCTTCCCCAAAAATTCATCACGCATTGACATAAATAAGCAGGCTGGCGCCGTGAATCGCACCCGACTCTTTTAAGGCCACTTGAGTGAGAGGCAATTTGCGGCCCTGGCGTTCTGCTGCACTTTGGGCGGATAACGGAGTGTGGAAAACGTAGTAACCCTGCTCTTCGATATTTTGTTTGAAGGTTTCAGGATCACCGAACGTGTCAGAAATCGTCCAAGTTCCAGGCGCGGCATAACCATTGACCACGGCCTGTTGACAAACTTTTCTGCAAACATTGTCGAACCCGGAGGCCGAGGCTTCCGTTTGCGGGAGTTTGCTGGAACTCATCGCCAAGAAATTAAAGCAATCAATTTCTAATTTCTTACAGAACCAGATTAGATTATGAACTTGATCGAAATACTTGTTAGCGCCAAAGGATAATACTTTTGACAACCCTTCAATTGAGCAGTAGATGTCAGCACCCGCCGCTTCGGCCTTATTCTTGATATTCTGTGTGACCGTGGTATCGACGGCGACGCCGGCGAGATCTTTGAGATTCATCGTCAACGTAGTGTTAGAACCCGAGAAATTCACACACATCCCACGAGAAGCATAAGCAGCAGAGAAAATTAAAGCGCCACGTTCAGATAACCCGTAGTAAAAAGTACGAGTTCTATTCATCGAGCCGCTTCTAATAAGATCGAGCTTCCCACCGACTTCAATATCAGCAGTATCAGTCCCGGGGAAAAATCCCATCTTATATTCTGGTTGAATAGCAGCGCCGGCAGCTAAAAGTTCGGTTTGGCCTAAAATGTGGGTAGTTAAGATGCCCACATAAGGCAGCATCGCCTTCGTTCTTGCGATCGCGGCGGCAATTCCTTCAACGTCCGTAGTGGTATAAGTAGGAGTTACAGGATCGCCAGAAATTTCTAGCGTGTTAGCGCTCGTATGCAATTGCGGGGAAACATGGCCAGGAGCGGTGATAGTAAAACCATTAGTCCAATCACCAGCAACCGTTGCTTTTGCTAAGGCCGGAATACTTCTAATTGCCGTTTGAACCGCGGCCGCATCAGCACTGTAAGCAATGCTACCCGACGCATGGTCAGTATCAGCATCTAAATACACCGCTAAAGCACCGTCGGTCGGAACACCACTAAACGTGATCTTTACCGAAGCCGCTTCAAGCGGAATCACCGCTAAATAGCCATTGGCACTTAAAATGTTCGGCGATTGCGCAAAAACAGCATTCGCCATATCAGTAGTAGCACTTCCCGTGCCGAAGTCCGTTGCGACTTCCGCGGCCGTTAAGTAGAGTTTGTAGGGATCATTTCCGAAGTCATCACCCGGAACTTCATGAGTGAATAGCGCAAGATTTGCCGTATTAAACTCACCTAAGCCCGAGGGAGTTGCGGAAACCTGCACGTTAATAACATTGCTTATCGACAAGTTCGCCATTTTATCTCCTTTTAGTCGTTAATTTTTGATGCGATTTGGAAGCTATCTGCATAGTCAACCGCCGTTATTTTTCTATCGCTATGGAAAACACTAATTTCTAAATGAAACCGATACAGAGTAGAGTTCCCATCCACTTCGCTTAAATTTTGTATCTGAGGAGAAGTTAATAATGTGGAGACTCTGAAGCCGTTTCTTGCCTGTTGCTGCTGACTGTAAGTAGAAGTCAGCGCTGTAAGCACTTCATAATGTCGTGTGAGTGCTTCCGTGCTTCGGCTGAAAATATTTACACTAACCGTGCCACACGAATTGACCGTTTTAATTTCAGAAAAAATGTTATCAATCGTGGCGTATTCGACGTTATTTCCCATTAATTGAACGGCCGCTAAATCAACTACGACAAACATCCGGTCGTCTTTAGGCATTTCAAATTTTTGGCTGCCAATATAAACACGGCCAGGCATCCCAAGTTCGTGGGAGATAATGTCGCAAAGGATGGTTAGATAATCGCCAACGATAAGCTCTAAAGAGGCCTTGGTGTTTTCGCTATCAGTAACAACTATGGTTTCGACATAATTGCCATTAGGATCAACCGATGCCGGCGCGGTATAAGTGACGCTCCCATCTTCTTGCGTGACAATCGAGCCACCAGCGCCATTGCGCTTGAGTTGGTATATATAAGGAGGCGTCCCTCCTGCGGCCATCACATTAAGTGAACGGCCTAAACCTAATGCTCCGATGGGGGAAGGCAGAACGAGGTCACTCATTCACCGCCTCCTTCGTCAATCGGTTCATCTTCTGGTTCTGGTTCTGGTTCTGGTTCAGTCCCGGGTTCGGGTTCAGGTTCTGTTCCCGGATCAGGTTCAGGTTCTACAGGATCATCGGGGGTTTCGGGATCAGGAGTGATGGGATCATCAGGAATGATCGGATCATCATCATCTGTATCATCCTCTTCAGGCCATGGGCCTGCATGGGTATAGTCTTCAATCAGTTCGTATTCATAAAAGCCGTTAAGGGAGTAGTCCTTAACGCCCATCACGCGATACTGTTGTTCAAGGTAAATAATTATGTCGTCATTCTTTAAATTAAGATTGACTTGCGAGTGACACCAGTACCATTTCCAAGAGCGCTCACCTTCCGGCTTAATTTTCAAGCGTTCAATATTTAAAGGTTGCCAAACGCCATTAAAAGTTTTCTTAACGACGACTTCACGGGTATAAAAACCGTTTTGCTTTTTCGTTACAATGCCGAAGGTAAGCGGGATCATCCAACCGTCTAAAGTCTGAGACATGTTGGGCATCTGATTTGTCTTAGCAAAAGGTAAGCTAGAGGCATTCCTAATCATGGCTACCTCTTAACTTGATAAGTTATCGAGCGGCGCAATTTGGCCGTTTCGACAAGGATAAAATCAGAAGTTTTAGTTAAGGCATAACGCGGGTTCAGTTCAGGCCATTTGCGCTTGGTAGAACCACCTTGCTTAAAAGAATTATCAATGGCCCTTAATGCTGCTTTACCGATAATGTCCCAAAACTTACTTTTATTTGTAAGAAGTATGTTCAGTAAGGCAGCATCAGTATAGAAGCGATGCCATTCAGTATTAAAGTCGTCTTGTAACGGCCATCGAATGAACGACCGTTCTTTTTGTCCCTGCTCACCAAATTCATGAAGCCAACCCAGCGTGGCCGTAGGAAAAACGTCTTGTCCTTTTTTCCCAATATGTGGTTCACTTGCCTGCGGTTCAAGGATGCCTACGCTTACTCTAGTATTGTCTTTAAATATGGCCTTCACCAAATCTGTATTAAGATTTAGCTTAACTTCAAATTTAATTTCCATGACACCTCCTAAGGCAAAGTCTGTCCGGGGATGGATAGAATGTTGCCGTTCATTAGAGGGAGGAGTAGCGTCAAATATTTTCCGCCGTAGCCTGTTTGCGATAGCATTGTCAGGAACGGATTATTTTGAAATGTAGAAGGAATCGAATACGACTCGGAGATCGAGCCGACGGTACGGCTCTGAATCGCCCATTGATAGGAGGAGTTCAAACCTTGGGTTGCGAGCCGAATATCTAAAACTAAGTAGTGAGCAGCAAGGAGCATGTATGCTGTCGTATAATCTCGCTGCGTCGAGAAGAGGCCTTGATTGATTGAAAAGTTCGCTTGGGTAAAGGCCTTTGCAATGTCGTTGTCAGTAACGCCTTCCTTTGGATCTTCACTATAAGGAAAATCCCTCGACCAATAGCTTTTAAATTCATCAATGGTAGGGTTGGCGTACTTCATTCTTGTTCTTTTTTTAAAAACCTGGCGGGTATTTCGCCCGCCAGGTCATATCAAGGAGCCTATGCGTGCTGCCTCCGCTACTAAGCAGCGCAGTCAAAATAGAGAACTTCTTGCGGGCGGATCAAAGTCGTGCCGGTCGCGTATTGGCCCACGGCGCACGATTCATAGCTGAAGCCATTCAACGTGCTTAATTGGAGGGCGTTGTATTGGAGAGGCACCGAGAATTTGATCGTTTCGATGTCCGAATTGTAGAGGACATAACGATTCTTATTCCCACCAAGACCATTGCGGTCTTTGTCATTGTAAGCGCTCGGGAGGATCTTAAAATCAGAACCGAATTGTGCTTTAAAGGCATCATCAAGCGCTTTGAATTTCGTGGTGAGCGGGAAGTTAGGATCGGTAAAAGCAGAGAGGCCGCTGAAATCGCTTAACGGAATAACGAAACGATTAGGCTTCGCCGAAGCGTAGCAGTTCGCATACCAGACGGAAGCAACCGTCGAAACAAACGCATTCAATTCGGCAGCAGTCATCGAAGAGAACGGTTTGGAAATCGTCGTTGCATCAACCGTCGGCCCTTGCGAGTTGATAAGGCCTTTACCGTTGCGGCCGCCGAGAAACACGATGGATTGGAGCCCAAGATCCCAATTGCGCTTCCTGGCGCGCTCTAATGAACTGACATAATCGAATACATTGGTAACAGAAGTTTGCTTTAAAGCGAAAAGCGAGTAGCTAATTTTTTTCGCCCAGTTTTGAATCGGCTGTTGGATCAAATCCACGCCAGCATCAATCGACGAAATTTTTCCATCGGCAACAGATAATCCGACGTTACCGTCTTCAAATTTCTGGCCAAATTCAAAACTTCTGAAGGTACCGATAGATTGCATCCAGGTACCAGTGCCAATGTCAAAAGGAATGTAGTCAGATAAATTTTCGATACTGTAAAACTTCTGGCTTGAAACTTCCTTAGCAATGGCCGTAAGAATTGTGACGACGTTATCGATTCCCAAATCATTTTTACTCATAGCGGCCGCTTGATTGCGGATAAAATCCACTACGTCTTTTTCGTTTTTAGTAAGTACGATTTCATGGCCACTCACCTTCACTGCCTGGCCACGAGAATTTTTTAAGATATAATCCGACATTTTTTTCTCCTATATGTGAAAATTGTTAGAGGGCGGGACAAGCGAGGTAGCACACGACAAGTTCACCTTCCGAACAAGATTTCATGGCCTGGGCCGTTGGGGTTTCAGTGGAGACAATTGCAGTGACGCCGCCGATGCAAGTCGGGTCGATCACGCAAGCATCACCGGCCGATAACGCCGAGGTGGCCCGCAGAGAGATGTACGTGCCGGCGCGAGCGATTTCTAAATAATCGCCAGCGTGATAATTGTTTTTCTTGACGTTGAGGACGATGAAGCCATCCACTCGGTCAGTGTTCGCGGTACAAGCGTGAACTTTGTTATCCGAGCCAAACTTCACGGCCTGGCCAGAAACTAAATCTTCACCTGCTTCCGCAGAAATCGTGTTGATGCTGTAACGCAAATCAACTTGACCTAACCCAGCGTTTTGCGCGAAGGTGTTGGGGTTAGCTTGCTGAGGTTCAGTCGCGGCCGTTAAGGCGGTAGAAGTTACCGTGCTGCCCGACGCGCCGTCATCAGCAGAAACCACTTTAATGTAGTAGGTCTGGCCCGGAATCAAATCAGGGATAGTTACTTGTAACCCCGTAGCACCTGCTACTTGATTAGAAGCATCAGGGCTGAACGAAGAGCTACTTTTGTCGATGTACCATGTATAAGAATATGGTCCGGTTCCCCCGGTGGCCGCGGTCGCGGCGACCTGGAGCTTATCGCTGAATTTTTTTACAAGACTAATCGCACCAGAAGTTAATGCCATTGCTTTTCTCCTTCCTAATAATATTTGCGACCGAGTTCGGCCCGATCAGAAGGCAACAGGATGTTGACCTCGCCCGAGTCAAAGTCGCAGAGTTGATTGGCGTTTAAGAGTTCGTTTAAAAAGTTTTTCGAGACGTCTTCTTTTTTCTTGTCGTCTTCGTTTTCTTGATCTTCGTCGTCTTCGTTTTCTTTTTTCTTGTCGTCTTCTTTATCTTCGTTTTCTTTTTTCTTATCTTTGTCGTCGGCGGCATCTTCATTTTCTTTTTTCTTGTCATCTTCTTTGCCGTCGTCTTCGTTTTCTTTTTTCTTATCTTTTTCATCCTCTTCGTTTTTCTTGCCACAAGCGTTTTTCAACTCTTCTTTGAGCTTGTCGCATTCGTTCCGAAGATTGATGATTTCTTGGACAGCTTCATTGATCGTCATGCGTTCATCATTAGCTTCGTTGATGACGATGATTTGATCTTTGATTTCCTTCATCTCGACGTTGGCTTCGTTAATTAAATCAACTAAGGCCACTTCACGTTTTGCCTTCGGCAATTGAACCGTGATGCCGTCAAGATCAAGCCCATTTTCAAGCTTGGTCTTTTTAAAAAGATTGAATACCATTGGTTTCTCCTGTTCCTTTTTTTCCAAAGAATTTTGCAAACGGATCAATTCCGCTTTTTTCGATTCGTTGTAGGTTTTGAATTGTTCAGGGGTGAGGATGATCGACTCGGCATAGCGAGGGTTCGAGACAACCGCGAGGTGATGAAAAACGCCGTCCGTTATCTCTTCCGCATAATCAACACCATTCCATAGGCCATGGCCGGGGATGGATGCCGTTTTCTTGTAAGCGTTCGATAAACGCCAACCTTTATTTTCGATTGCATCAATTCCCTTTTCTGTGTTGATAACGAACTCAACCCAGGTCTTCCCATCGGCCTCATTATAAAAGGAACGGATCACCGTCCCGTCAGAAATTTTCTTAAGTTCGTCAAGCGACATGTTTTCAATTTCATCGTCAACATGCCCGACAAAAACCGGCTTGCCTTGGAAGGTGCTATTCATCTTGCGAATAGCATCTTCATTCACTAAAACCCGAATCCCTTGGTCACGATATTCCGCGACGCCTGGATAGAAGTGAAGGCCATAATAAATTTTTGCTACAGCAGAATTTTTGAGCATTGAACGCCTTGAGGAATTTTTTTCAGAAACTATTCCTCATTTTTTGCGTTCAATATTTATTAGTCAGGAAAACAAAAAATAATTTTTAAAATTGCAGAAAATGCACGCACATTATGTGCAGCTAAATTGTTATGTAAGATCCATCCGTTTTTTTTCGTGGTTTACCATTAGCATCCGTAGCGATTTGAGAACTCTTAATGGGAACGGCCGTGCATCGACAGTTATATGCTTGTCCTGGTAGCACATTAAGTCCTAGTTGCCAGTCAAGCGGGGGATCGTCGAAGCGCCAAACTCTATCGCGAATATCTTTATGCGAAGGACGAACCGGGCTTTGTGGGTTATCAGCAACCGAGACCCAGAGAAAATATTCGTAGCCGTCCTCCATTGAGCGATCATATTTATAGGCGGTACTCATCAAGCGTACTTCATTGCGAGCGATGAACTGTGCCTTTGCTTCAATGCGAGATAGCTCTTCTTTAGTTAAGTCTTCGAGTTGTTTACCTGGGAAGATTGTCTTGCAAATTGTAGCGCCATAACGATCATAGATATACTTTTCAATATTCTTTGGCGCTCCCTCTTTGTCATAGTTCTTATTTAAATCAATTAGGCCTTTAAGATTCTTGCGCATGCTCCGAACCTCTTCATCTGACCATCTCGCGATATTGAACTTCATTGTCTTTTCCCACTCTTCAGAAAATGAAACCATCTTGCGCGTGACGGTTGCAGGAGCATCTTCATCAGTAGGGGTTGGTGGCAATTCTTTAGGCGGAACTTCAGGAAGCGGTGGGAGCGGTACTTCCTTTTCACCCTCTGGAGCAGCGGCCGTTGGTGGGGGTGTTTCAGGCACTTGATCCTGTTCAGCAGACTTCACTACGCTTTGAAAATCCTTCTCGCTTCTCAGGATAGCACCTAAAAGGAACCCCGCACCAATTGCCGCGGCCACTTGGACGCCCGAAATCTTCGACAATTTTCGATCGGCATCTTCCATTCGCTTGGTAAAATCATCCCGCTTGAAATTAATAACTGTCTTCACATCCTGCGGTAACTTATTATAAGGCAAGTAGTAGAACCCACCTGCTGGGCGCCAAATACCACCAAGATTCATAATTTCACGTGAAGTTTGCGCATCAAAACGGCCAGTAAACCGATCGGCCCAAAATTGGATGCGCCCACTTCTCAGTGCCGCAATTAACTTTTGATTTACCACCGTTTCTAGTCCCGGTACGGCGGCCAGCATCTCCTTTTCCTGCTCACGCTGACGCTTCTCTAGCTCCGTGGCATTCGTCACGATATTTTCTTGGATAAAAATTTTCTTAATGGGCGCGTATAAATGACGCCGGAAGATCTTCGACAACTCATCTTCCAGTTTGTCTAAATACGCCCAGTCAACTCTAAAAGGCCTTGTCATAACCACTCAGTCTTTTCAATGCGAAAAAAGTGTATAATGTCCTGCTGCTTTTCAGTCTCGATAAAAACCGAGTCCTTGAAGTTATCTAGGGTAGCAAAGGCATTTTCATAATTATCGAAAATTGCCGCATCATCAATGTTCGTTGTGATCGTGCTATGCGGGTTCTCTTCCGATAAGTAGTAAGTGCCTTGCGGTGATACACTCACCGCAACCCAGCCACTTCTTAGCGGACGCTTCACTTCAACGCAGACTTCATTGTTGTTTGGGAAGTTCAACCTTAGCATCCTCTTTAATGGTTTTTTGAAGTTCAGCCTTTTCCTGCCGTACCGTCGCGGGTGCGGCCATCCTCTTAAAGCGCAATATCGCTTCATTCTGTCGCGCCACAAGCGCATCCATTGATCGCTCTTCATCTTCATTTTCTTTTTTAATGGCCGCTAATTTGTTCTGATAGCAGCGAAGGGAAATCCCGAGTGAAACGGCCGCATCTGTTATCGAAGGAAAATAATCCTTTGATGCGATCACGACTTGTCGCTCAAGTTCGCTTAGTTTCATCCCGGGCACCCACCGCACAATCGTTTGATCCATAGAACATCCTTGATAAAAATATTAAACAATAAACTTACCACCGTGACGGATATACCACCACGCTATAAATTCCCATTTCTCCCTACCATATGCTTCCCGCGATCTTTGCTTTGCTTTTTCCCATAAAGCTTTATCTTTATAATCGCCAAACAACGATTCAGGACGGCCGCGAGTCCAAGCATCACCGCCTTCTGCTAAGTAAGAAGCACGATCGAATTGCGCTGTGTTCTTGAACTTTTCTGCTAACCCCTCTTCTAAGATTTGCGCGGAGCTAAATTCACGATCTTCATTCACCATGGCCGTACGAGAAGCATCGGTAGGTGTCTTAGCATGAACATGCGGCTTCTTAAGTTCAGGCATCTTCACGCCGGTTTCTTGGGTAGGAAAAGATAGCGGATCTTCAATCAGGGTTTCTGCTTCAGGATCGTTTTCGTCTAAAGGCATGCCTGCTAAGTCAAGCGAAATCCCTAACAAGTGTTCTTTGTTACAACCAGCACGAAATTCTTGACGAGTTATTTCCCCCCGTTCACGCGCTTGAATTAAGCGAGTAAACTTAGAATTTTTCACGGCCTCTTCTTGTTCAGAAGACATCACCCGCAAAGATTGAAAACTAATTGTTAAGTCGGTAGGAACGAAGCCAAACAATTGCTGTGCCCGAAGCTCAACCATTTTCTTGACATGCCATTTAATTTTACTTCGGATCTGACTCTCCACTAAGGACGCATAAAATTCGAGGTCGTCTTGTCCTGAACTAAAACCGCTGGAACTCTGGCCCCAAATTTTGTTTTGTGGCATCCTGAGATGGCCGGCCATCGAAATTCTATTTTCCTTGGAGACTTCGGCAATACCTGCAAACGAACCGGATAAATTTTTATATTCAAAATCATCCTCTTTATCGAGCGCAACGGCGTGCTGATAATTTTTCTGCATATTCGCAATCATTAAACGCTTGCGAACTAAGTCCGTTCCCTGTTCGCTAATCACCGACGAATTTAAATTTTCAATTTTGTAAACATCCACTTTACATTCGTCTAAGAGTTCAAAAGTAAGATCCGCAATCTTCAAGAAGGCATTCAGTGGACGCACAACCGATTCAAGCATCGAAGCGCCCCAGCCTCTCAGTTGTCCTCTTAGAAATGACGGCGCTTCAACACCAATTAACTTGAAAAGGCGGCTGTGATGGAGCCGGCAAGCATAGTATTGGTAGTATTCCGGCTTCACATAACCAGCGCCAAGTAAGATGGCCTGCTCTAAGGGTGCGCCTTCCCCGGAGGCCGGAGCTTGCCATTCGCCATTATCCCCGCGGGTAAAGAAAAGTTCCCACAAATTGCAAGATTGAAATTTTAAAATACTCTTCTTGTTAATTTTCGATATTTCTAATGGAGTGGAGGGATCTTGATCACTCAAAACCACAATGATCCCTGCACCCCCATACAAACGATCCCACTTACATGCTTGGCAGGCCACGCTTAAATCCTGCTCCTCTTCAATTCTGTTTTGTAGTTCGATCAGTTGATCTTCATCGAGTTGCTTAGTGTGAATTTCAATGCCGCCACGGAATCCATCTTCGCAAGGGGTGTCTATGAGGGCGGTGACCAAACCAAATTCTAAATACATTCGAGATAATAAAGCGTAGTTGTTAGAAATAAGTCCGTAGCGCAAGTTTTTTTCGATCGTATCCGTTCGCGATACTTGCGCTTGATTTAATGGACTAAAGGGCGCATTGGAAAATCCAACCGCCGCGGTCAAATTGTTTTCAAGAAGGCTAGGTTTCTTTTTCGGGCGTGGCATTTCAAAATCCTTTTTTAGAGGTGATAGAAAATTGATGGGCGTTTTGCCAGCACGTTAAAAGCTCCTGATAGTGTATCTACAATGTCATCATGCGAACCTTCGGGGAAATTTTCTAACTCGCGGAAAAATTCATCGTTCCAAGAACCTTTAAGAACTAAAATATTTCCTGCTTCGGCCTGAGCGGAAACAGGCCGCGCACGAGTTAGCTTATCCGTAGAAGGTTTCGTAGTATGTGCTTCATAACCAGCGAGCATCGTCACAAACCGATTAGCGTCCCCGACGCCTGACGAGCCTGCTTCCCGTTCGGCCCACTGTGCGACGGCATAACCGTCTTGGGTGGCCGTGTTCTGAATCAAGCGCTCAACTTGGTATGGTGTTCCCCGAATTGATTGAAGGTCGGCAACGACATACGTACCATTCTCGTATTGGAGCATCTTCAATCCTCGCGTCCAATCGGGATCGTGGTTTGTCTCACAGACAGGCGTGGCGGCCCTATCCCAAAAACGAATTGTGCGAATAGGGCCAGCAGGTAAAGCATCAATCACTTTGAACCAGGCGCGATGGAACACGTTACCTGCTGACGCCTTGACATCCCAGTTGCCGCCTAACAATCTCTCCCGTTCAACTCTTGGCAAGGCCATCAAGGATGCTAAATATTCGGGGTTATTTTTTAGAAGAATCTTATTGTCATAAATCGAAGCGGCGATAAAAGTAAAAGATTTTGGCAACACCGGGTTTTTCGCATCCCCATGGCCGTACATCTTGTAAACGTCCTCTTCGGTATCGAACCAAAAGACTTCATCACCGCGGCGAATGAACCAGCGGAGAACACCGGATCGTTCATGGATAGGAAATCCATCAGGCCCGATCCACCAGTCAATGAACTTCCGAATCCAACTCGTCGGATCGGGGTTACACGTACAGCGGACATAAGGCTTAGATCGTCCTGTCGCCGAGCGGTTGCGGGCGAGCATTGTAAAGAATATATGACTAGAGAAGTGATTTAGTTCGTCGAACTGTAGAAGCGGCACCGAAATCCCGTAGTACCCCATCAAAGCATGTTCATCGGCAAGATGAGCGAACTTTACTTCATACCCCGAAGGAAACCGCCAACGAAGGGTAGTCGCTTGGGGAACCCCACCCAGATAGGGATAAATCTTTTTCGATTCATCATAGAGGCCACCGGGGTTAGTGATGTCGGGGTAAGAACGCCGGAAGATAATAGTACGATAGTTGGGATCATCAATATGCCGTGTGGCCTCCAGGAGGAGGGCGAATGACTTGCCGCCCCCCGCGGCCCCACCATATAAAGCGATGTCAGCGGGTGAACTAAGGAATTCTGTCTGCGGCCCGGGCTGTGGCCCAAAAACCTTCGGTTCATCGGCCATTAAATAACCTTCGTATCAATGACCATTGAGTCGTCTTTAGCGATGGCCTTTGGTGCCATGTTCACGAGCTTTTGGGCCTGAGCTTCCATGCGTGGGGGAAGCTTGATCGTTACCTTAGGCCCATTATCTGTAACCTCTTGCTTAACTTCCTTCTTATCAGTGAAGCCACAAAGATTCTTAAGCATAAAGATCATCAGGGTAGTATTGCGCTTCTTGATGGCCTCTTCGATAGCAACGGATAATAACCGGAGCTTCGTAGGCGCCAAGCGCTGAGCGATAAACTCAGTCGTGGTGATGCCATATTTTTTCTTAATATGGGTATCAAGCGTATTATCCGAAACTTTAAGATATTCTGCTAAAATCTGGTTCGTAGGGCCTAAAGCGGCGAGTTTTTCGGCGAGTTCCCAGTCGATCTTTGACTCAGGCCTTCCGCTCTTGTTTTTCACGGGCGCGACGGTGAGACGGTTTTCTTTAATGGTATTAAGCGTTTTCTCAATAGTGGTCGGCGTTCGCGCCATAGCGGTATCTCCTTGATAGATTATTTAGAACCTGAGAATGTAAGTTTTTTAAATATTTACTTATAACAATATTAAAAAGACTATTATTAGGGGTGTCAAGATTCTGACGTACAACTACTAGGGGTGAATTATGGTTTTATTTCATCATGGTGAGTATTATGCGAACCCGGTGGCCTTTGAAAACCGAACCAAGCTGCATCCGTTAGTGCAGAACCTCTTAGATTCAGTGCTAATATTCATTAAGCTTCGCTTTAATAAGACGATCAATGCAAGGATAACCTCAACGGTCAGTACGCAACTACAAGATGCGCTCTTACACCGGACGAGTACGACCCACCAAGAAGGGCGAGCATTTGATTTAGGCCTAAACGGACTGTCGGAAAAAGAAATTCAAGAAATTAAAACGGCATTTACCGAAGTGGCCGGGCATCTTGGCGCGATAAATCCACAAACAAGACTACCCACGCTGATCGTGGATCATGATACGGGGTTAGGCCGTCATCTACATTTTCAAATCAGTAAGCAAGTCGCAAGAGATTGGAAATGATTCCAATTAAGCGCAAAAGATTAGAGCGACTCTTACCCTGCTTCAAAGCACCTGTAGTGGGCATTCGTTTGTATGCAGCACCTAGAGCTTATCTAGGAATTGGTGACAGCATGCAATTTTCATCAATTCCAGAAAATTATTTTAGAAATACTGGCCAATGTTTGATTGACATCGACCAACATTGGGTATTTGACCATAACCCGTATGTGATTCGGGTCGAGAACGCTAAACAATATTGTGAAAAAACCATAGATCTTTGGCAGGAATGTGATGCTTTAAAGCGCAATTTCCGCCGTCCGGGAGCGCCCACGGTATATCTCTCAAATGCCGAGGTAGTATTAAGCATGGTGCTTAGTAAAGGCATCACATATCTCAATCGTCCGAGGTTGTATAAATACGAGAATTATGAATTTGAGAAGAGAAACTTAATTCTCTTACATGTTAGTGGGCGCTCTAATGGTGACATGCCGGACTATCTTATCAAGCATATTGTCGAGAAATATCAGCATACAGGCCGTTTGCTACAAATTGCAGGGCCTAAAGATAAGATCGTTGAGGGTTTACCTTGCATTCATCCGATCAATCCCTGGGCCGCAGCAGAGGCCATTTCAAGAGCGAGCATGTTTATCGGCCCTGATAGTGGTTTAGCATGGATCGCTGCGGCCTATCCTGACGTAGTAGTGAAAAAAATTAGACTAACAAGGCCGTGGGGTTTTGTAGGGAATTGGGATGAATGGATACCACTACAATTCAGGCATGCTCAGTCGCATTGGGATGATCCAGGCATATTTCAATTGTACAACCTGGAAGATACGGATCATGGAATCTTTAAGAGTTGGAAGAGAATTTAGATGGAAAATTTAGGAAGTGATTTAATAGTGCCAATCATTATCGCGCTGGTTATGTGTCTGATCATTGATGGCCTACTATCAAGATAGAGCGCACCGAAAAGATTTAATGCACTTCAATGGCATTGTTAGAATGTGTATTCTTTGCAATCAATGACAAAGCGTTTATCAAAAAAATTATCAAAAGTTACCTGGCCATCTGCTTTACTAAAAGCATGATGAGTGATGATGATTCTTTTAAGTGCCTGAAAAGGCATCTTTTCCCAGTCCCTTTGATGCTGATAAAGATAAGTGATAAGGCGAGTATTGGCCCTACCCATAATGAATTGGAATGAAATTCTTGAATCAGGCGCTCCATTTAAGTAACTATTTAGCATTGATACACCAGTTGTAAGAACAACTAACTCATCACCAAAAAGAGTGGCATCTAACTCTTGGTCTCTTCTCTCATTTATTGGAGGGCCAAAAATATTATTGAGTTTAGAGTACGCCTTGATTGACCACTCATTTTCAGGGAATCCTAGGCATGCTTCATCATACAGCCCAATACCTTCACGCTTACTTTTAGGTTCAAAAGTTAGTAGAGCATTAATTATCTCATCAATTATCTCATCCATACTCAGTCCTTAATTAAACGCTTGATCTGTTTAGCTGATGGCTCCCATTCATGGTCATTGTAAACACCGTCAAAATAAAGGCCGGAGACTAAGCGACGAACGAAAAACTCAGGATGGTTGAATTTAATGACATCATCAGATGAAAAAAGAAATTCTATATCTAAGGCCTTCATCCCATCTATGCTGCCATCATCAGAAATAATAATGAAAAATTTCACATCAACACACTTCTCCTCCTCACTACTTGTTTCACTAGGAGTACAGAGAATTTCAATGATTCGGAAACGATCAATGGCCGGAAGAGTAGCACGCCCGCACTTGAAAATAGCTTTATACATCTCAGCACGAGAGGGGAAGCTGTCTTCAAAGGTCTTGAACATCTTCTCAATCTCAGGATAGCGCTTAGTATAGTAAGAGAACGGTTTTTTCGGCATAGACTACCTCATGCACTCAATGGCATAGATTAGCAACCAATGATCATCGAATGACGATAGCTCGTAGGTTGATCAAATAATATCTTTTCCTTCGGATCAAACTTGTAGTTGATCACACTAGACCACATATCATCTCGGGAACCAGTGGTAGTAAGAATAATGTAGTAGGTTACTTCACCGTTACCAACAAATACTTCATTAATACGACAATGATCTACAGCAGGAAAAATATGATGCGCACGACGTGTCCCTTCAGGGTATTTAGTGAAGATTGCATTCTTTAAGTCTTCCGCACGAGGATAGATGCGGTTTAAGCTATGAATGATGCTGTTTATTTCAGGATATACCTTCGTATGCTCTTTAAATTGATTGTTACCCATGACTCCTCCTATCGGTTCCTTCCAGTAACATTTGTTCTTATGGCCGTGTGATAAGTGAGCTTGATCAAATTTAATTGGTTCGTTAGGGGTAAACCGAAATTCTAAAATAATACGATAACCTTCACTTGAATGCTCTTTAACTGTTGTAGCATAGTAGAAATTAAAGTGAACTTCGTTGCGGCCGTAGATAATTGAAGCTACCGTTAGCTTGTCACTAAAGTCATATTCAGAGATGGTTTCACAAGTGTTAGCATATACGGCCGTTGCAAGATCATCTGGCCAGTCGAATATATCAGAATTAGTGAATGACGCAACGGCATCAGGTAGATCAGGAAAATTGGCATATAGTTTGTCTAACCATGCTTCGCTCATACGTTACCTCCCGTGATGCACTCAATGGCATCAATAGACATCCGTCACTTTTGTTCTGCGAATAGTGCGAGGATCATAGAATGTTATTTCATCGTCTGGTTTAAATTCATAGATAAGGACAATTTCATATAGATCATCAACGAACCCTGAGGGCGTCATTAAAAGCTTGAAGTACACTGTGCCGTTACCCACAGATACTTCATTGATTCTGAATGGCCCTACAGCAGGTAGGGTGTAGGTAGTACGGAGCCATTCATGACTTTTATAAAAGATTGCTTTGCGGAATAGTTCCGTGCTGGCAAAAAGAAGTCGAAATAACCTGAATACGGTTTCTATGTGCGGTTGTTCACGGATAAAGTCCATTAGTCTTGGATCGGTACTCATTTATGCGCTCCAATGGCATAGATATTAGCTTACTTTAATGTCTAGGGTTGGTTCCCATTCCATATGGTCAATGAGCTTAAATAATTGTTGGGGGGTTGGTAGGTTCTTGTGACGTTGAAGGTGACGCTGGAATGCAGGCCTTAATACTTCAATGGGTACACAGCGTTGTGCTAGGCCTGCACAGTATGCATCGACTAGGGCCATTAGTTCGTTAGAGGGGGAGATGTCTATTTTTAGAGAGGGGAACAGTCTGTTCCAGAGATAAAAACGATAGGTGGTTGCAAGAGGGATTAGGACATTAATATCCATAAAAGGGGGGTAACAAAAAAAATATAGTTTTGGGAGGGGGGTACAGAAAATTAGAAAAGGGGGGGTGCCCGTTTTTATATATATACTTAAGCGCAGGGGGTACCCTAAATTTTATAGAAATTGTGTTTGGCGCCAGGCCGGAAGGGAAAAGGTTTCAAAACATACTTTTTGCTATCATTCCGGGCACTTAGCTGGGTCGGCATTTTTAGGCCACGTGGATCTAGCTAGTTAGCTCATTTTGACAGTCTAAGTCTTAGATTAGAGGTTAGCCTAAACCCTAGGCCTACACCCTGGGGGTATATTCTTAGCTTAGCTTAATTCCTGGGCCAAGGCTTCATGGAAGCTATGAGCTAAGCTGTCATCTAAGCTGTGATCCAAGGCTTCATGTAAGATACGAGCTTATGTTGTTACCTATACGTTACCTTTTATCTAACACTTAGTGTAAGCCCTAAATGAAGGCCTAGTTTAAAGCTTCATGTAGGCCTTTAATGAAGCCCTACACTAAGCCTAGGCCCTAACCTAGGCCCTAAACCAAAGCCTAGTGTAAACCCTCGTCTGCTGACCTGGTGGGCAGCTACCCTACCTGCCTCCCATCACTACCCTCACCATGCCCAGCATCACGGCGCCCGCTGATTTTAAATCACTGGGCCACCTCACTACCC